CGGCTGCTCGCATAAAATCTGCTCGCAACCTTCCATCATATGATAAGTAATCGGCATCGTAGAAATTGTTTCCTTTTTCCAATAATTTGTGAGCCAGTTGCGTCCATTCTGAGGAAGTTGGGTTAATTCCAACAGAGTGAAACAATTCGAATTTGTTGTCTTGCCATGCTTCCTTAAACCGTCCAAAGTACTTTCGTCCGAGATAGACAGTATCAAAGGGGGCAGCAGTGAAGAGGCGAGTTTTCCCAATTCGTTGTTTGGCTTGAGGACGGGTTTCATCCTTGAGGCAGTTTTTCCAGATAGAGAGTGTACGAATCCCTTTGTGAGCTAATTCTTCTTTACGATTAATTTCATCAACAAGTCGTTGTGCATGAGGTGCATTTTGATTAAAGGAGTACATTTTCTTACCAGAAAGACCTCTACGTTCAACAAGAAAGTCTTTCTTTTTACGACCTAAACCGGATCCCCATCTTGCAAATGGTTCACCAGCAGTGGTACGTAAGTCCATACCTTTGAAGTCAGTTTCTTCCATTCCTGAAAGAGTTTCTTCTTCGTTCAAAGGAGAGAGATCGTAGTGTCCGAGGATGTCTTTCATGTGTTCAGTCAGTTGTTCAGTCATGTCCAGTAAATGTTCTTCGATACCATCTGGGTTGACAAATTCAGAAGAGTATTTATCAACTTGGGTTTGTAGAATATCGGGAACGCCATAGCCATTTGGATGCAGATGGGATGGGTCTTCTACCTCAGAGTTACTTAATGCAGCAGGGACTGCAGTAACCGGGAAAGCTCCAAACAATCTGTGTTTTTCCAAATTTGATTCTTTTGCTGGTACTGATTTGTAAGTATATTCACCAACGTACTCAATGTCTCCAGAACTAACGAGATAACTTCTATCTCGCTCGCTATTAACCAGATCCATAGTGTCAAGTACGGGGAATTTGGCTCCACAATCAATACGGTTGTCAAACATAGCTTGTTCTTCGAAAGCAGTGTCTTTTGAAAGGAATTTCTCAATGAGTTCTCGGGTAACCAAGGCGGAAAAACCACTGGTTCCATCTCTGGCACCAAGAATATGAAAACCTAGGATTTTGTTCTTAAGGCGGGGGTGAATTGCGACAAGGGGGGAGCCACAATCGCCACCTTTGGTGGGAACACATCCAAAGGAGTTTATTCCTGATACATGAAGGACCTGATCATAAGTCTTAGTTCTTGTGCTTAGTTCAAC